TCGATCTCCCATTGGGTCAAGAACCCACGCGACCGCGACTTCCGCGGTGAACTGCACGCGGTGCGGCTGTCACTTGAATGGTTGCGGCAGGAGTTCCCCGAGATCCCGATCGCCTACAAGCTCGGCAACCACGAGGAACGCTGGCAATCCTGGCTCTGGCAACACGCCGTCGAGATCGCTGACGAGCCGGAAATGCACCTCTCGGGATGGCTGAAAACCGAGCGGCTTGGAATTGAGATCGTCGAAGACAAGCGGATCATCGAGGTCGGGCAGCTTCCGGTCCTCCACGGCCACGAATTGCCAAAGGGTGTCTCATCGCCAGTGAACGCCGCACGCGGCGCGTACATGCGGACGAAACACTCCGCGATCGTCGGCCATCAACACCAGACGAGCGGGCATTGCGAGCCGGATCTCTACCACCGCGAGGTGTTCTGCTGGTCGACCGGCTGTCTCTGCGATCTCACGCCGGAATACGCTCGCGTGAACCGGTGGAATCACGGGTTCGCCGTGGTTGAGTCGCGGGAGGACGGCGAGTACGACGTTGAGAATCTGCGAATCGCAAACGGAGCAGTGAGGTCGTCGTGATCGTGGCAGTACCAAGGAGGGATGGGGAGTGAGCGAAAAAAGAAGTGGTCACCCTGGGTTTTTGCGCGTGCTCGAAGAAGTGCGTGAGCTGCACTGCCGGAAGAGCCTGGACTACGGCACCGACGCCGATCCTCTCCAGAACATCCGCGAGTCGGCAGCGGTGGTGAATATGCAGCCGTGGGCCGGCGCGATTCTCCGGGTGTGTGACAAGCTGCACCGCATCAAAGCGTTCCACCACCGCGGCAAGGTCGAGTTTGACGGCATCGAGGATACGCTGCTCGACGGATGCGCGTACTTTGCGATCGCGCTGGCCCTGTACCGCGAGGGCAAGCACGAGAAGCTGAACGCCGAATGGATCGAGGAGCCGTGATGCCACGCCTGACCGCCGACGAGCTGCTGGAGATCCGCCTCCACGCCGCCCGCTACGCAGGACCGTTCACTCCGACTTTCCAACGGCTGGCAGCCAACATTGGCCGACTTGTGTCGCACATCCTGGAGACTCCCATGCCTGACGATCTGCCGACGACCGAGGAGAACGCTGCCGCGGCATCGCACGCCGACCACATCCTCCGCGGTGCGGAGGAGTTGAAGCGGCGACAGGCGGTCGAGGGCTGGCGGGAGAAGGCGCTCGCGTCGTCCGACCGATACCACGCCGCTCCGGCGGTGCCGTCTGCCTGCCGCTCGTGCCGGTGGTGGGACGAGCAGGAGCACGACCGCGGCCGCGGCCTCTGTCGGGCTGCACTGCCACAGGCAGACGTGGGCGGGGATGGCGTCTGGCCGGTCACCAGGGGTGACGACTGGTGCCGGATCCACGAGCCGGCTGCACCACACCCCCTCCGGGTACACGGCTGACCGACGGACGATAGCGGCACGGAGGCTGACGCATGGCAGTGACCGACACGTTTGCCGGCACCATCCGGACGTTCTTGAACCTCACGCGCACGCGCGTCGAGGACGAGCGGACGGAGGTGCAGACCGTCAACCCGACGACGACTCACACCCTCGTCGACGGCGGGGCGAATGTCGCCGGTGCCGATCTGATCTGGAGCGACACGCGATCGCTCACCGGCGGCACCACCGAGACGCTGGACTTGTTGTCGCTCCCCGACGCGAACTTCGGCGTCGCGGCCACAGGCATCATGCGATCGGTGCGAGCGGTGCGGATCGCAAACAACATGACGATCACCGGCCCGAGGATCGTCGTCGGCCCGGCACCGACGGACGGCTGGAACCGTGTCGCCGGTGACGTCGGCCCCGGGGGCGAACTGCTGGCGGTGCAGGCGCGGAACCACTGGCCCGTCGGCGACACGACGCGGAACCTCCTGATCCACGCCACGGGGCCGACCGGTGCCACCGGGGCCATTTCGTACACGATCACAATCGTCGGCTCCGGTGTCACCGGTGCGACGGGGTACTGAGGAGAGGATATGCCAGTTCACGACCTTGATCGGCAGGTTCAAGAGTTCATCGCCGCGGCTCGCTCGCAGGCCCGCGGCGGTCTGACGGTCGCGGAGTTCGTCGACCTCGCGCAACGGCTCCTCCGTCTCGTCGTCTCCGGCCTTGAGCAGGTGCAGGCCCCGGGTGCGGACAAGCGCCAGTGGGCGCTCGACTGCGTGGGGATGCTCTTCGACGCGGTGGTGGCCTCACTCCTACCGATCTGGCTGGTGCCGGTTTGGCCGCTTATCCGCGGCAGCGTGCGGCAGATCGTCGTGACCGCCGCTGGCGTGGTGCTCGATCGTCTGACTCTGCCACTCGTGAGGTCCGCATGATCCCGATCATCCTGGCCGTGGCCGCCGTCGCCCTCTACGTCCTGCCGCTGATCGTGCCGAAGGCCCCCGAGCCGGACGACATCGCGCTCCCGCCGGTGCCGGGGGGGCCGGCGCCGCTGCCGGCGGCCGGTGCGTCGGTCCCGTCCGCGGTGTCGTCGCTCGATGCCGTCGTCCGCTACCTCGCGGCAGGCGACAGTTACGGGGCCGCGCAAGCGGATGCCGCCCGTGTCCTCCGGGCCGCCCTCGTCGATGCCGCCACCCCCCCCGCGATGGTGCAGGAGGAGGTGCTGCGATGAATCGCCAGACGATCGCCGCCGCCCTTCTGGCTGCCGCCGGCGTGGCGTGGTTCGCCTCGAGGCCCACGGCCCCCGGCCCCGACGCGCCGCCCGCCCCGGCGGGGCTCGTGCTGGAGTGGGCTGGCCCGTCCGCGGCGGCGGAGCGGGCGACGTGGGGCGGCCGGCGAGCCGAGCCTCGAGTCCGCAGCGGAACCCAACTTGAGGAGTTGCGGGTCGCGGCGCGCGACCTGCGGATGCGCGGCGTCAGCATCGGTGACCGACAGCCGGCCGCACGGCAGGCGATCGGCGACTACCTCGACCGCGAGGCGGGGAAGAGCGGCGGACCGCTCGACGCTGACGGCCGTCAGCGGTGGGTCAAGGCGTTTCGCGGCGTGGCTGCGGCGTGTGGGGTGCAGTGATGACACGCCGCACCCAACTCCTCCTGGCCGTCGCCCTCGCCGGCGCCGCTGCTGCGGCGTGGTGGGGTTCGCGGCCCGTGTCCGTGGAACCGACGGGCTACGTCCCGAATCCCGAAGGAGTGCGGGAGTTTCTGGCCGAACTCGATCAACCGCTGTTCCGCGGTGCCGCCCCTGAGGTGATCGAGAAGGCTCAGGAGAAAGACACGTTTCTCTATCGGTCGGCCGTGAAGGCGCATCAAGCCCTCTACGGTGTGCCGTGGAGGACTGGCCGCCAGGGCATCGGTGACTGCGTGTCGTGGGGCTGGGCTCACGGCGTGTGGATCGCCCAGTCGGTGGACTGGGAGACGGGCCGGCTGGCGCAGCCGCCGCCGTTTCCGCTCACCGAGTCGATCTACGGCGGCTCGCGCGTCGAGGCCCGCGGCAAGCCAGGCGATGGTCGCTCGCCGGTCGGTGGATTCTCCGACGGCAGCTACGGTGCCGCCGCGGCCCGGTGGGTGCGTGACTGGGGCGTGATCTACCGGTCCAACGCCGCCGACTACCAGCCTGATCGGGCGAAGAGTTGGGGGGCCTACGGCAACGGTGGGCAGGGCGACGGCGGGAATCTCGACGACGAGGCGAAGCGGAACCCGGTTCGCCATGTCGCCCTCGTCACGACATGGGACGAGGCCGCTGCCGCGATCGAGTCGGGCTACCCCGTGGTGGTCTGCTCGATGCAGGGATTTCGCTCGACGCGCGACGCCAACGGTTACGCCGAGGCGTCGGGCCAGTGGGCGCACTGCATGGTGTTCGTGGCCGTGCGCTACGCGAAGAACGGCTCGCCGGAAGACGCCCTGCTGTGTCTGAACTCATGGGGCGAGTCGTGGATCGCCGGCCCGGTGTGGCCTGCCGACATGCCCGCCGGGTCGTTTTGGGTGAGGCGGCCGATCGTCGAGCGGATGCTCCGCGGCGAGGACTCGTTCGCCGTCGGCGGCACCAATTTTCAGTGGCGCGACCTCGACAACCACGGCTGGCAGCAGTTGCCGCCGGCGTCGGTCGCCGGTGCGATCGCTTTTTGAGGAGGGCACGATGGACGACAAGAGCGACCGCAGTGCCGCGTGCGTCGCTGCCGTGTACTGCGCATCGTGCTGGCTGTGCTTCATCGCCGGATGGCTCTTTCATTGGATGCACGCCGGCGACCCATCGCAGTGCTACTGCCACCACCTCCCACCTTCCGCTTCCGTTCTCGTCGAGGAGCCCAGCCGATGACCGCACCACGTTCGTCTACCCCATGGCTGATCGCCGCGTTCCTCGCCGGCTGCCTCGCGGCCGCGTGGTTCTCGCCGCGCTCCGTCGCGCCGGCGCCGTGGATGCCCACGCCGATGCCAAACCCTCACGAGTCGCGGCCGGTTCTCGCGCAGATCGTGAGGCTGGCGAAGGCCGTCGGCTGGTTCGCCCTCATGGCACAACCCGCGCCGCCGGAGCCGGAGCCCGACGCGGTACAGCGTGTCGCGGAGACTGACGACGAGCCGGCAGAGATTGGTGCCGACGGAGTCGCCGTGTTGCGCAACGCGAGGGGGTGGTGACATGCCGACCGAGCGTGAGATCAGGCGCGGGATGTGGTGGGCTGCCGCGGTGGTGGCCATCGCCAGTGCCATCGTCACGGCGGTCGTAATCGAGGTTGCCA